TACGACGGTGTCATCCAGTCGTGGTGCCAACTCGGGCTGGATCGCAGAAAACGACAGCCGCTTTCCGCTGGCCAAGGCCAAAGTGTCGCTTGAGCATGCCCGTCCGCATTTCGACGAGTGGGTTAAACGCGCCCATGCGCGCTTGCTGGAGATCCTGCAGCAAGAACTCAATTTCGAGTTCCAGAAGTACCTGAAGGGGGCGTGAAATGTCTGAAGATCCCTTTACGCTTGATGAGCTTTATCGGGCGATCGAATTGCATCTGGTGAATCATCTCCCAGGCGTCAAAGCTGTTACGGCATGGCCCGACGTGAAGGATCGCATCGCGCTGCCTGCGGTGTTCCTTGAAATGGTGGAGATGGAGCCCGGTACCGACATCGGTACCGGCGAGACGACGCTCGTCTGCAGGTTTGAGGCTCGGATCATCGTTGATCCGATTCGTCCCCGACATTGCCAGCAGGCCGCGCAGTTGGCTGCTCAACTGGCGGTGCTGCTGCGCATGCAGACCTGGGGTGTAGCCGTCCAGCCCGCCGAATTTGTGCAGGCCATGCAGGACTGGACCAAGCCAGAACTGGATGGCTACACGGTCTGGGTGGTTGAGTGGACCCACACGCTTTATCTTGGGACTGAGGACTGGCCTTGGCCAGACGAGCCGCCGGGTTCGCTGTTGTTCGGTTTCAATGATGACAAGAAACCGGAATTTATTCCGCCGGAGAGCCTGCCGTGAGTTACCCAAACGGTGAGCATGACCGCATGATTGCGGCCATGCTGATGCCTTGCGCGGTGGTGGGGGTTGATCTGGCGGCCGGTGCGGTTCGGGTATCGAATGGCGAGTGGACAAGCGCTTGGGTGCGCTGGCACAGCCTCGCGGCCGGAAAGACGCGGCACTGGCGATCGCCGAGCCTGGGCGAGCAGGGGGTTTTGATCAACCCCAGCGGGCAGGCCGGCATCGGGACGTTTATCCCGGGGCTGTACGGCAATGCCGGCGCCCAGCCGGATAATCGCGATCACGTCGAGGTCTGGCGGTTTGATGATGGGGGGTCGCTGGTCTACGACTGGGAGGCAAGCAGCTACACGATCACCGTGCCCAGCGGGACCGTGACAATCAAAGTCGGCGGTACCGAACTGGTCGTTACGGATAACGCGGTGACGGTGAAGTCTGGCACGGTCGACATTGAGGCCACGGTGAACATCAAAGGACCGGTCAACATCGACGGGCCGTTACACGTAACGGGCAACATCGACGGCGACGCGAACATCATGGCCGCCGGCAATAGCGACAATCACCACAAGCATTGATCAATCAACCATGCAGCCCGCCAAGTGCGGGCTTTTTTGTGTCTGGAGGAAAACCATGGCCAAGGCCACTGCAACGCCCGGCGCTGATGCGTCGACGTCGACGGATCTGCGTTTGACCTTTCGCGATACGGTCTTTACCTCGCGCACGCTGTGCATCCCAGGTACCAATCGCACGCTCGCCGTGGTCAAGGCCTCGGTCGACGTCTCGGCGTCCGATGAACAGGCTGTGACGTTCCTGAAATCCCATCCCGAACTTGAAGCCCAGGAGTAACGCAGATGATCGGAATGGATCGCCACACCGGCCAGCCCATTACCGGCATCGACAGCGTTATTCAGTCCATCGGCGACATTCTCAGCACTCCGTTGGGCAGTCGTCGGGAGCGACCCGACTACGGCAGCAAGCTACGCACCTATGTGGATCTGCCGGTTAACGCCGGCTGGATCAGTTCGGTGCAGGCTGAGGCCGCGCGGGCGCTCGGCCGCTGGGAGCCGCGCGTGAAGCTCAAGAGCGTCAAGGTGCTTTCTGTGCTGGGCGGGAAAATCAATTTGGGTGTCGCCGGCGAGTACCTGGGCGACGACTTTCTGGCCGAGGTGAGCGCATGAGTATCTTGGATCTGTCCGCGCTGCCGGCGCCGGACGTGCTGGAGCCGCTGGACTTCGAACAAACCTTTGAAGACAGCTTGAGCATGTTTCGCGGGAGCATGGGCGACAACTGGACGGCCAACCTTGAATCAGATCCGGTGGTCAAGCTGCTGGAGGTCGGGGCCTATAACAAGCTCGGCAACCGTGCCAGGGTCAACGACGGGGCCAAGGCGCTGCTGCTGGCCTACGCGATCAAAAGTGACCTCGATCAGCTTGGCGGCAACGTCAATCTGCCGCGCCTGGTGATTCAGGCCGAGGATCTGACGGCCACGCCGCCAGTGCCTGAAGTGCTGGAAGAGGACGACCCTTACCGAGAGCGCATTCAACTGGCTTATGAGGGCCTGACCACGGCGGGGCCGCGTAACAGCTACATCCTGCACACGCGTAACGCCTCGGGTCTGGTGGCCGACGCCTCGGCTGAAAGTCCGGCGCCTTGCCACGTTACGGTAACGGTGCTGAGCACTGAGGAGAAAGGCGAGGCTAGCGCCGAGTTATTGGACGTCGTCCGGCTGGCTCTGGATGACGAGGACACCCGGCCGGTCGCCGATCGGGTCACGGTGCAAAGCGCGGAAATTCTTGAGTACCGGATAGACGCCATCCTGCACATGAGCAGCGCCGGCCCGGAGGGGGACGCCAGTCTGGCAGAGGCGAAACGCCGCCTTGCCGCGTGGATCAATCCACGCAAGCGGCTGGGCGTTGAGGTGGCGCGCTCGGCTGTGGACGCTCAATTGCACATTGCCGGCGTTTCCCGGGTCGAGTTGGTGGGCTGGCAGGATCTGGCGCCTACCAAGGCGCAGGCGGCGTGGTGCGCCGGCTACGACGTGACGATGGCGGGTGCAACATGAAAAGCCTGCTGCCGAGCAATAGCACGCCTCTGGAGCGGGCAATCGAGGCGGCTTTCTACGATCGCACGATTGTCCCGCTGCGCACCCTGTACAACCCCGACACCTGCCCGGTCGAGCTGCTGCCGCATCTGGCATGGGCATGGTCAGTCGATCGCTGGGATTATCGATGGTCTGAGGCGACCAAGCGCGCGGCCATCAAGGCGTCTTTCTACATCCACAAACACAAGGGCACGATCGGGGCGCTGCGCCGCGTGGTCGAGCCGCTGGGCTATCTGATCGAGATTGTCGAGTGGTTCAAGACCGTGCCCGAGGGCGTGCCGGGCACCTTCGCACTGAAGGTCGGGGTTCTCGATACCGGCATCACCGAAGAAATGTATCAGGAGCTTGAGCGCCTGATTGACGACGCCAAGCCCGTCACCCGGCACCTGACCGGGCTGGCGATCAGCTTGGAAACTCAAGGCAATTTGAATATCGCCGTGTCCGTCTACGAAGGCGACGAAATCGACGTTTATCCGCCCGTCATGCGTGACATTGAGGTCACTGGCAGCTTTGGCGTGGTCGGCCGCGAACACACCATAGACACCTTGGACGTTTATTATGATTGATGCGAATTCGCAGTTTTTTGCGATCCTTACGAATGTGGGGATGGCCAAGCAGGCGAACGCCGACGCGCTCGGCATTCCCTGGCTGATCACGCAAATGGGCGTGGGTGACGCCAACCCGAACGGGCTGGCGGATCCGCCCAACCCGGTGCCTTCGGCCGATCAAACCAAGCTGCTCAATGAGTGGCGCCGCAAGCCGCTCAATCAGTTGAAGACTGACCCGATCAACCCTGCGGTGATCATCGCCGAGCAGATCATCCCTGCCGACGAGGGCGGTAAGTGGATCCGCGAATTGGGCCTCTACGATGCCGACGGCGATCTGGTGGCGGTGGCCAACTGCGCGCCAAGCTTCAAACCTTTGCTGTCGCAAGGCTCGGGCCGCACGCAAATCGTGCGTATGAACTTCATTGTCACCAGTACCGGGAACATTCAGCTCAAGATTGATCCGTCGGTGGTGCTGGCGACGCGTGAGTACGTCGACGCAAAGATTCTGGAAGAGCTGTACAAGCTCGACAGCAAGCAGTCGGTGCGTGTCGCGACAACGGCCAACATTGTGCTGACGGGGCTTCAGTCCATTGACGGCGTGGCACTGGCTGTCGGTGACCGGGTACTGGTGAAAAGCCAGAACGCCGCCAAGGACAATGGCATTTGGGTTGCAGCGGCGGCAGGGTGGTCGCGTGCGGCAGATGCAGACTCGAATGCCGAGGTGACCTCGGCGTTGCTGGTATCGGTCGAGCAGGGCGCAACATTGGCTGATACGCGCTGGCAGTTGATCACCGACGGGGCGATTGTCCTGGGCACCACGGCCCTGACCTTCCAGAACGTCACGCAAGGCTTCGCGCCGATCAACTCGCCGGCGCTGATCAATCCCACGGGAAATACCCCGGGTCAATTCGACAGCAGTAAGCTGCTCGCGAATACCGAATTTGTTAAGCGTATGGGCGTTGAGTATTCATCCTTTACGACCAATGGGGTGAATACGGCGCTTACAGCGGCGCATGTAGGGGGAATGCACAATTTTTCAGGGGCTGCATTATTGGTGGCCACGCTACCCCCTACAGCGGGCGTTGCCCAAGGCGCGACAATCTCCCTTGTTTGCTCTAGCGGGGTTGGCCTGAGCATTCAGCCGGCGGCCGGGGATGCGCTGTATACGTCAATTGGCTCAGTTGGATCGATCGTGTTGGGGGTGGCTGACACGGCCGAATTTGTCCGCATCGATACTCAATGGCGCTTGCTGGGTGGTACTGCGGCGCTCAAGTATTCCGCCGTGATGCAGGGTTCCAACTGGTTGACGCAGCCGCAGTTTGAAAACGGTAAGTCATTCGCGACGACGGAATTTGTCCAGCGCGCGCTAGGTAACTTGGCCGGTGTGGCAGATATCGGGACTGGCACATTTGCGAATGCTGGCCACGTTGGCAAAAACTTAAACATCGGCGCCGGCAACTCATTCCTGCCGTCCACGGCAGGCATCGCTGATGGCTCGGTTCTGCATTACAAAAATACGGGCATTGGAAGCCATACGCTGTCCCGCACCGGGGCTGACGTAATTTCCTGCGATGGATCGCCCTTGACGTCGATCGTAGTTGGCACCGGCGAAGAGCTGC